CGATTAACTCGGTCATTAGGGTGCTTGATAAGAAGGTTATCCGGAGGGTATTTCATCCAAAATACGTAGAGCAAGTGGTTGATGACCACGCGCGATCCTACATGCGACCCTCGAGGATGAAACTGGGGACTAAAATAGCCCCTGGATTTCATCAGGGTTCTGGCTTTTCAGACACTTCATGCATGCACAGCATCCGCAATAAGTTCAACAGATTTTACACTCTGCGACGAGCTGGCTTTGACATAAAGCCAGCTTGGGAATCCCCATCAATACACGGGGGCGACGATGGCCTAGGCCGCGCCGAAGTTCCGGCAGAGTTTCAAATCAAGTGTTCAGCGGAACTGGGCCTTCGGCTCACCGTATCACATGTGCCACCCGGTAAGTGTCCAGACTTCTTGGCTAGAGTATACTCGCCCGCAGTCTGGCACGGAGACCCGAGTAACACATGTGATATGATGAGACAATTGGGCAAGCTCCACATATCCTTCCTACCACCCATGACAAGTGACGCTGACTGCGCACTGTCAAAAGCAAGGAATCTGGTAATCGACGATTCTAACACACCCATCATGTTCCGGTGGGCGCAGGCGGTCATCAATTTTCATCCTCATCCGACGAAGAAAATTGTTGACCCGTCCGCGCGTCCAGTTGACTATGATGGCGATCGAACTCCACATATTAACAACGACATCGACTGGGTATACGCTCATCTTGAAGCAGCCACACCTTTAGCAAAGGACTGGCTGGATGAAAGTGAGCTGTTGATTAGCAAGGCCACTAACATGGCAGAACTCTAGCCATCACATACCCCACAATCGACATTCCATTAGTGCAACCAAAGATAGAAACTTTGGTTGGCGATGACTTGGCTGGGCCAGTCAATGCCACAGTCCCCAAGCCCCTGAAACGAACAGATCAGCAGCCGCAGAAGGACGAGGACATCCCATTGGTCACCCACTCACATGGGAAACTACCAATAGGCACTGTCTTTAGGCATAGACATAAATGTGAAGGGAAGCAAGGACAATGTCCCAGTGAAATTGTCCATAGCCACCCTAAACAGTCCACCAGAGCATCACGTGAGGGTTATCACCATCTCTGCCCCGCTTGTCTTGCTGATCACAAGAAAGCGTCACCGGGTTGTATCATTTGCAACAAACAGAAAACCGATGCCAGACAACAAACAACAATTCCTCCAACGCCCATCCATCAAGGGCCTTCCAGCCGCCGA